GTATCCCTTAAGCCTCAATGCTTCAATCCATAATTTTTGATCAGATCTAATCGCTCCGCCCTTTATCTTCATCTCAATAAATAAACCGTAATAACTCCTCATAGGCTCTGGGAATACTAAGTCTGGCACGCCTCTATTATTGCCCATACGCTTAAACTTAACTGCCGGCCCGATTGATAGCCTCAGGCCATTGCCGGTAGCAAAGAATAAAACAGTAGAATAAAATTTACGCATATACTCAACTACGGCAACCTGTTCGTGGAATTCTGATCGACATGGTATCTGTGTGTTTTGGCTCATCCCTCTACTCCTTTTCTTTCTTTTCCTTCTTGACTTTATCGGCTAAAATTAAAAGCTGATTATACAATTCTTCTTTTGCCTTTTTACATAGTTTAGGTATTTCTCTCCAATCATATGACCAATTTATAAAGCTATGTGCGTTGTCTGATGTTCTTATTTTTATTAAAGTTCTTTTATCCTCAACCCCCACCTTCTCTATGCTTCCTTTTTTGAGGAGGGCATCTGCAAGCCTTTCAGTGGCTTCTCCAGCACTTGCTACTGAAAACTGTCTTGCAAGAACATAGTCTGGAACGTTTGCTAATATTTGCCTAATCCTTATCTCATCCTTATTCATTTCATCTGGCATTATTTCTCCTTTAGTTCTATATCACTCTCAACTTCATTTCCCCAGATATCCCAGCCATCGTGCTGTTGTCTTGAAAATAACTCTATCCTAGAAACATCACCACATAACTCAACTATAGAGTCCCTTATTTCGTCTGGCTTTCTGCTGTGTTCTCTTTTAAGGTGGTGTTGCATTTGCCTAACACTAGCACTAACTCTTTTGGGTGAACCCTTTGTAGCTAACAAACACATTTCAGGATTTTTCCTTGTCCACATACCAACTCCAAAATGGTCTTTGCCTGTTGTTGTTAATTTATTCCAAGTAAATGCTACTGTTTTATATTTAAAACCCCAAGAGTCTATAACTTCTTTAGCGTCAAATAGCTGTGTATCTACTACCCATATAAACAAAACACAATTATCGTCTGATATATTTTTAACAGGCATATTCTTTATATCATCAAGAGTCATTAGTGGATAATGCTGTTCATTCCCTTTCTTCTTGTCCCTCCTAAATTGAGAGTTACTGTTCCAGGGTGGGTCAGCATATATTATTTGGTATTTTTTATCTGGCATTATTTTCCTACTTTCTTTAACTTCTATAACCACAATCAAAACACTCTACACCATTAAAAGCATAGTAACCACAACAAGGACATTTACTCATATCTTACCTCCCTTTCCCTTTAAGAGTTCTTGACCAAACTTATCACCATATTCTATCCATTCTTCTATGTCTAAGTCTTCAAGCCACTCGCTATAATTATCTATCATTAAATCTTTATATCCACTATACTGCTTTGCGTGTTGTTCCATTAAATAAGTTTCAAAGTCTGTCTTTTCGTTTGGCATTATTTCTCCTTTTGGGTTAAATTATGTAAACTTTACAGCCCCACCAATCCCCAGCTCATTTATTTTTTGTTTTCCCTCTGGTAGGATTCCCCACCCTACTCCTCGGCTATATGCCCTGCTCTTGCCTCTTGCGGATTGGAAGTAGCACCTTGTTTTTTATCAAGACCAACTGACGCATTGTTTATCGCAACGCCACAGAGGAAACTGTTAAAGAACTAAAAATTATAATCTCTCTTATATTGCTCCCAGAACGGCGCTGTGTTGATTTCAAAAAAAGCATTCATAAACTTATCAACTTCATCAAAGAACTCTGAGAACTCGGACTTGCTTAAAGCTGTTGTAGTGCCTTCCTCGATTGCCTTAAACTTGCCCTTGTCAAATATCTTTTCAGCGATGAAGTGAGCCTTGAGGCTTTCGTGTAGCCCTTGTGGAGAGAAATGCCCATGTTCTTTAAGACCTGCATCATTGATAAGCCATTGAAGATAGACCCAGTAAAGCGAATTTTGCGATAGCGTTCTAAGGCTCCCCCACTTAACTCGTATGACTTCACCTTTGTTTGGCATCTTCCTGTTGAATTGCACAGTCGCGAGCAGTCTGCCCTTTTCGTCTATTCTAGTAGCGAGAACTTTGGCCTGAACTTTGGGCATTAAAACGGCACCTCTTCATCTTGAGCACCAGAGCTAGTGTTGGTTTTCTCCTTCTGCTCAAAGACACTTATTAAAACGCCTGGGATATGAAAGAGCTTAACATATTGCTTTTCCCCACTTTCAATCAATATTCCGATTTTATTCCACGAAGTTTTTTCAGTTCCGTCTTTTGCGGTGTAGCTTTCTCGAATGACCAAATCTTTCATAATTATTTCTCCTTTTTTTCTTCTATTATTTGACTTGCTTCATAATCCGACGTAAACAAAAGAACCACCAGGGGATTTTTACTTGCTTCTCTGAAGGCATATCCGGAAGGATAGTTAAAGTGTATTCCCGCGTCAAAAGCTAACATATGCCAACGGATAGCCAATTTTTCATCATCAGTTAATTTAATGAAATCTTGTAACATAATAACTGACTTTTCACCGTGTCCCAACGGCAGGTGGTCTTTAACTAAATAGACTTCTTTTTCAACCCACCGTCCATTTTCCTTTGCCCACTTTTTGCCTTTAGTGTAAAAATTAACCTTACAGAGGTCGTGGCATAGCCCGCATATTTTTACAGTATCATCTGTTGCGGAAACATTATATCGTTTAACTTTTTCAGCAAGCAAATTGTAAACATTTAAGCTATGTTCTGCTAAGCCGCCTTCTTCCGCAAGGTGAAACATTAAGCTGCAAGGTGCGGTAAAAAAATCGCTTTCGTTTAAAAATCTAATTAAATTTTCAATTCCCTCTCGCTTAATTGTGCTAATAAGGTTTAATATTTTTTCTTTATTATCCATCTTATTTCTCCTCCAGTTGTTTTATTGTGGTCTGTAACTCTTCATAAAACACGTCTATTTCCTTTTTTAATGCATCAATAAACTCCTTATCACGCTCAATTCTGACCATAACGGGTTTCATTCCAGAAAAGTAACTGATTAAATCAACCCATTTCCTATCAGTAACCAGCATTTGACCTTGTGCTTGCTGAAAATAAGATGTTTTAAGTGAGTCAGGATTAAGCATATATCCAACATGGGTGTGTATTTCAGGACATTTTATTTCAAGACAGCCATCAGTTTCAACTAAACCATCAGGGCTGCTACCACATTTACTATCATCTGAAATACAGAAACCAACTTGCTCTATTTTTGTGCCAGAAGTAAACTCATAAAACTCTCTGGCTTCGGCTTCGGTTTCAAGTCCATTAGCCATAGATTGGGACTGGTAGCCTTCAACACAATGACCCAATATAACCTCTCCGGCTAATTTAAACATATACTTTTTACGCTGTATTGATGTTTTGCCTTTGGTGGTAACAAGTTTATCAAAGTTGCTTGATGTGGGTATGCCCAGTTTAGCAGCCCAGTATTCATCAGAGTATTGATCGCAAGTGATTATCTTCATTTCTTACCTGCTTTCTTGGCTTCTAGGGCTACAAGAGCCTTCTGATAATCGGTTGCTGGTATATCTTCGAGCTTCTCTACTTTCATAAACTTGCAGAATTTTGCCTGACCAACGTCTAAGCTGGCAAGCAAGTCAACTATATTATTTAGTTGCTTCTCATCTATGAACTTAATATCTAAATCCTTAGCGTCATCATCTTGCTCATAAGTAGCCAAACCAGTTAGAGCCAGCAAAGTATATCTTTCCAAATATGAGATTGTGCTTCCTATTGCCTGAATTGCATTTTTAGAGCCAGTCATATCAGCCGGAGCAGACAAAGATGTTTCTTCACTGTGACCCATAGCGTGAGTTATTTTGCAAGTTACTGTAACAGAACCGTCCTGCTTAGTTGACCAAGAAGCTGACAATCCACACTTGCTTAATGCCTCATTTATTTTCTCGGTTACATTAGCAAGTGAAGCGTGGTTATATTTAACATCTTTATATTTGACAGTTTGGTCTTTATCTATCTTCGGAGGGTTGCTTTTGAATTGAGCCATAGCAACGTGATAAGCCTTCCTTGCCTCGTTTGCTTCATATCTCTCCTTTAATATCATTAACTTCTCAAGTTGCTCGAGATTTGCTCCACCTGCGATAGCTTTCTCT